TAATGCCCAAATTGAACTATTTTGAGTTGAACCTGATGTAACAGGAATTAAATCACCATTAGATACTTCACCAATAGTACCATTATAATCACTTGTACGACCCCAACTACCAGTATTTGCACTATATATACCATTAGTTGTAGCGTCTGCTTGATTTTTAACCAATACTCTCATACCAGTTGTTGTCAAAACGCCATCAATTGTTTGATTACCACTTAAAGTAATGGGTGCTGTTGTTGCAACAATTGCTGCTGCTTTAACGTGCAATCCTGTTGCAACGCTATCAACATATATTTTACTAACCAATGAATTACCACAGAAAGATGTACTATAATCACCACCATATTGAATACCATGTGGTATTGTGCACAAATCAGTAAATGTTGCACCACTTGAAGATATTGGTAATGTACCAGCAACTATAGTGAGAGCACCTGCAGGACGTAAATCTAATGATGCTAATTTACTTGCAGCAGTACCTAAACATAATGCTTGAGCACCAGTTATTGAAGTACCTGCAATTAAAGCACCGCCAAGACAAACTTTTTGACCTGTAATACCAATGCCATTTGTCGCACCAGTTAAACCACCAAGAGAACTTAATGTTGTTTTTGAAATTTCACCTGTACTTGTATTACGTGTAAGAATATCTGCAACAAGATTAGGTGGAGTTGATTTTAATGTTACACAACCACATAAATTAACAGTATTTACATTTACACCAAGAACACATGAACCACTTCCAATTGTAGTATCACCTGTTAATGCACCGCCAAGAACCGCATTTGTTCCGTGTTTTGTTAAACCATTATTAACGGTTTGTATTCCAGAAGTACTTGTTTTTCCAGTTACATAGCCAGCATCAACAAGTGAACGTGCATTATAGCCACAAGAATAATCACCACCATATTGAATACCAAGTGTTAAACCAGCACCACGTGAATCTGTAATTACAGTAGCACCTGATATTGTACCACCTAATGTGACATTTGTCAATGTTTTAGTTAAACCATTACCAGCAGTTTGTATTCCAGAAGTACTTGTTTTTCCAGTTACCCAACCAGCATTTGGTATTGAAAGTTTAACAACACATGCATCATAACATGTTGCATACTGTAAACCACCTTTGTTACCAGTATCTGTTATTACACCATTACCAGTACTTAAATTAAATGCAGTATTACCACTTAAACTAAGTGTATTAACATTTATTTTTAATGCACATGTGCTGCTTCCAATTGTAGTATCGCCAGTTAATGCGCCACCAAGAGTAATAAAACTACCTCTTTTTGTTAAACCATTATTTGCACAAATACCACCAGTAGCTGTATCAACATAACATTTATCTACAATCTGAGTAGCACCAGTAAATGTTGGATGTGTTTGATATCTTAAATCACCTGATGTAGCAATGACAGTTTTTCCAGATAAGGTCAATGTTTGATTAGCACATTGAATTACCTTACTATCATATAGGTCTATTTTTGTATTGAATGCCATAATTTTATATTTTTATATTTTTTCTGTTATTATCTACTTATAAATAGTTTTAATCTCAAGTAAATTATTATATTCTCAATATATTAATTGGTGAATGCAACTGCACTCCAAAAAGTATTATTAAATATGAATGACATTGAACCATAATCTGTGTTAATTATAGCCATATTACAATTAAGTATACAACAGGTTGTACTACAAACATAAATATTATTTGCTAATGCATTACCTGAACAATCAGCTATTGAAATTTTTTGTCCGCAATTAGGAGCAGGTGGTAAATATATTGTTGAACCAGCATTTGCACCGATGAAACTATTGTTTGTTGTTGCAGAATATACTCCACTAATATTACAAACATTAATAATATTTGGCGAAACCTGTTTAATTTTTTTATCTATTGAATTCCAAACAAGTATTGCATCTGAAGTTGTTCCACCTGTTGGTGTTGATTGTAATGTTACAATACCAGTAATATTAAGAGTTGTACCACTAAGATTAAAATCATTAACATTAATATTTAATGTTTGTCCACCACCATTTATTGTTGTTGCAGTAAGTAATGTACCACCAAGAATAACATTATTATTAGATATTGTCAGACCATTTGTTGCACCAGTAATTGCACTTCCACCACCTAATTTAATAATTAAATCTGTATCTAAAATACCGTTTTTATACCAATATTCAGAGCTATTAATATTAACAGTTAAACCTATGAATCTTACACCACTAACAATTGTAGTATTGGCAATAGTTGTACTTGAAAATGGCACAAGAATATTTAAATACCTACTGTCTACGGGTTTCGGAGCATTAACTTGAATATTATCACTTAAAACTATTGCCATATCTAATATTTTTAACTATTTCTAAATTCCATTGAAGCACTAATTGCTCCAACAGCACCACTCATGTAAACCTTATAATTTATACCTGCCCAACATCCTTCTGCCGAAGTAATTGCTATTACACATTCATCAGGATATTTATCACTTGGAGAACTATTAATTTTTCCATTATCGAGAGCATTAACATACCAACAAATTTTTGATGTTGAAGTCTGAGGAATTGCAAGCCAAGTATATTCGCTTGCTGAACTTCCGAAACTAACTGTTACTGTACCCGTACTGCTTAAAACACATTTTGATATACAACCTGCTGTTACAAGAGCATTTGTTACTGCTGGACGACTGCCACTTGTAAGTTTTCCATAATAATATGGATAAATACCAGTAATTGTAGCAGTTGGTGCACTTGTTTGACCCGGACCGCATACTGAACCATAATTCCCGCCTTTACTATCTTTTGGTTGACAACCAGCAGAAAAACAGGTAGAAACAGTCCAAGTTTGACTTGCACAAACAACATAACTTGTTGCGCATTTAGTCAATGATGATGCATTACATGCATATGAAGCAGCAATTTGACAACCAGTAAATACATAACAAGTTGCAGGACCGCTTCTAAATCCATCAGTTCCATATGCTGGAATTATCGTGCCTCTATTAAAAGTACCAGTAATACATAATGTTGCAATACTACATCCAATCTCAAACGTACCTGAAGGTGATATTGAAGCACTTTCACTTGGTGCAACAAACGCAGGATATAATGTTGGTACTAATAAATCTTGAAATATTTGAAATGCAGTTTTACCAGTTAAAACATAACCAACACAAATTCCACCAACACATATTGCTGCTGGTGATTGAAGATTATATGTTCCACCACTGGATATTTGTGATTGAACATATTCTTTTGTTATAAGAGAACAATTAGTAAATCCTGAACTATAATTTCCACCATATTCAATACCCTTTTTAACCAAACGACTATCAGTTATTACTGTTGAACCAGTCAAAGTCCCGCCAAGTTTTAATTGTTGTCCAGATTTTATTAAACCATTTGTACCACCTGTAATTGTCTGACTTAATGCAATTGCTAACGTTCCACCATTAATATCGACATTAAATGTATTTCCTGTCCATAATATCGAATTACCTGCAAGAACTGAACCATTAACAGAAACAGTATCCTGACCATAATATTTTGTAATGGTTATTCCTGTACCAGCAAGAATATCAGTAACTTGAGCAAATAAACTAAACGTTAATGGTGTTACATTAATTGTTATTGGGTTTGGTGTTGATAAAATCCATGAAGTATATTGCCATGTATTACCTGATAATACAAAAGTATATGCTCCTTGAACGCTTTCACTGCTTTGATCAAAATCAATTGCACGGGTAAATGTAGTACCAGTTAAAATATATATACCATTTTGTTTAGCATCAGTTTGATTTTTTATTAAAACTCTATCTCCTTGACTTAAAACAACTCCATCAACAATTGTTGTTCCTGTTAATCCTGTTAATGCTCTATTATCGCTTACCCCTGATGTTGCAACGAGTACGGCAGGATGGGGTTGAAGACCTGCAGCAATAGCATCTACATATGATTTATCAACAAGTGAACGTGGAGTAAAAAATGCACTATAATTATTATCATATTCAATACCCTTTTGATTAGCACCTATTCGATTATCATATATTTTAAAAATATTAGATGGATAATCCATTGCAACACCAACAGAATTTGCGTAATTACCTACTGGACTATTTATTGCACCATTTTGTGATTTTAAATATACACCCCCACTATTACAACGACTATCAAGAACAATATTACCTACTGTGGTTGTTATACACGCACTGCATAAATTACAAAAACGTATTGCATATAAATCTAAACCATTTATTATAGTATCAGTACATAAATTACCACCAAGACAAACAAGACCACCTACTGAAGTTAAACCATTTTCTGCACAAGTTAAACCAACAGCACTTGCATAACATATTTTTTTTACTTTTCCAGTATTACAATCCCATGATAATAACCAATCAAGAGATAAATCAGTTACGGGCGTTGTTGAAATTGTTAAATTAGGTACTGTGACCCCAGATGTTGCTTTATCATATATAAAACCAGTAGCACCTGTAATTCCACTAATACCTCTATATATAATTTGACCAACAGAACCAATATGACGAATATTTAGAGTTTGACCAGTTACATATGCTACATCAGGCACAGCACGTGGAGTAACATTAAAATAAGCACTTCTGTTTGTTGCGTATTTAAATGTTCCACTACTTGCAATAATAGTATTACCTGATAGTGTTAATGTGAAACCAGTACCTGCAGGTTGATTAAAACCACTACCAATTAATGCTTGATTTGTACCATATTTTTTAATCATATTATATTAATTATTAATAAGGTGCTGTAGAGAATCCAATTGCTGACCAACATGCTTTTCCACCATTATATATAAATGTCATTGAACCATATGCAGTATTAATGCATGCGGTACTACTTCCACCGAAAAATACACCACTAACCTGAATTTCACAACCAATTGCAGCGTTACCACAAACATCATCAACAACAATTACCTGACCATTTACATGTAAACTGTTTAATTGAACAATATCACCACCTTTTGCACCAATATAAAAATCTGAAGGTGTTACTACGTATGGTGATGCTGATATATTACATACATTTCTTATTAATGCTCCACCTTGAGTAATACCACTTGTTATTACATATCCAGCATAAGGTAAAACCCAACCGCTACATGCCGAAGTAGCAATTAACATTGATTTACTAAGATAATTAGGAGTTATTGGCTCACATGTAGTTAAACATCCAGCAACAGTAGCACTAAGAAAATATGTACAATTTGTAATTAATCCACCACCTACTGTTATACCACTAACAAAACCTGCTTGTGTTACTTCAAAAGAATTAGGATTAAAACAATTAGTTACAATACCAATAACTTCACCATCATATAAACCTGTTGCAATTGGTAAATTATATGTACAACCACTCCAACCAACTACTTGACCAATACTAAATCCGTGTGAAGTTTGATAAATAGTTTTAAAAATTCTTTCTCCACCTAATGCAGATATACTGGTAAGATATCCTTTGTCAATTAATGAACGATCAGTAAAACTTGCTGAATAATCAGCAGCATATTGAATACCTACTGGTGTTGCACGTGAATCAGTTATAATTGTTGTACCACTTATTAATGTACCGCCAAGTCTAACATCCTGACCAATTTTCGTCAACCCATTTGATGCAGTAATAAGTGCACTACCAGTATTACCAGATATATAAACAAATGCTTCATCATAAGAAACACTCAATAAAGTTGGAGTTTTTGTTATTAATGTTCTAAAATTCAGCGCATTATTGGTTTTAGTAGCAAAAAACGGTCCACCAATTATTAAAGTTGTACCACTTGTTAAACTACCAAGAACAGTACTAATAACCAAACTTGAACCATTAGTATATATATTTCCAGTAGTCCATCCACTTTCAGTATATACTTGAGACGAACCAGTATAATATTTGTAACCATTTGCAAATATTCCAATTTGTTGTGAAATATCACCATTGACTAAAATCCAACCTAATATATTTGAACTGCCAGTATATTCATTCCAAAGCCATGACTTTGTAATACCAGATGTTTTTACATAACCTCTTTTTGGTATACCATCATTTGGTACACCAACATGTATTTTACCGTCAATACCTCTATAATAATAATTATAAATTGAATAATAATTACCATTATAATTATTATCGGGTAAATTTGTTATTGGTAATATTTGTACACTTGTATATCCACTAAAATATCCAATATTAGTAGCACCAGTAACAAAACTGCCTGTTGGTAACACAGTATCATATTTTTTCTGAATTAAATTAATGTCAGCAACACCAGTTTTATACCAATATTCAGTACCTAAAACATTAACTGTTAAGCCAGTATATCTTAAAGGAACAGGAATTGCTGAATTGGTTGCACCAGTTGAAGCATATACAGTATTTCCAGTTGTTAAATATCTTGAATCAATTGGTTTACCTGCGTTTATTTGAAGATTGTCATTTAATATTATTGCCATATTTTTTAATTTTAACTATTAGTTAACACCATTATGTTGGTTGATTTTGTTTGATAATTACTTACATAAACATTATATGTTTGTGGTGTTGCCCAACATACAGCACTAATATTTACTATTGATGCTGGGTCAGGAAATAAATTACCACCTGCACTTACTGCACCACCAATTGAACCATTGTTGACAGTAACAACAGTATCTGCCCATTTAACTTTTATTGCTGAAGCAACTGGTGTTGCAAACCAAATATAATCATCAGAATCACTATTCCAATTAATGTCAATTGCACCTGTACTGTCTGTAACAACAATACCAGTAGCTCTACTTAAGTCTAATGCGATTATACAATTACGAATAGTAGTATTTGGGTCAGGTCTATTACCACCAGCAGGTGCTCCACCACTTGCAATTTTACCATAGAAATATGGAAATAAACCACAAATTATACATGATTGTGGTAATGTTGTTCCTGTTGGTAATGCTGTTGCAAATACACTACCATCACTATTATATGCTGGAGTTGCACCAGATAAATATGTAACCGTTGCAGATAGGGTATTATTACCGTTGGTAATTATATGTGCAGCAAGTGAATGTAAATTGGAACATGATGACGATAAAATAGGTGTTTGTGAAACACCAAAATCAGTATTATTATAAGAATATGGTAATCCGCTTCTACATGAGCTTGCACCATGATATTGAGGACTAATACTACCACTGCTAAAACATGACATTGCTGTGATTAATATACTCGTACCAACTTCATATACTGAAGTAGAAGGAGTAATAATAAATGCAAATTCTGAAGGTGGTGTTATGCTTGGATGTACTGCTGGAACTAATAATTCTTCAATTATTTTTGATAGTGTTTTACCAGTGAGTGTAGTTCCACCACTAATACCACCTAATGTTATTGAAGCAGGAGTATTACCATAATACATACCACTACTACCACCAGATATTGGTGTCAGCACAATTTTAGTACCGTCAAATACCAGTGCATCACCAGCAGTTGCACCAGTAGCAGTAGCATCGATTTCAACTCCTTTAGATTTTAAAACACCACTAAAATCAGTAGTGCCTGACATGGTAAGTGTTGAACCAGTTAGTTGCTTAAATTGAATATTGTCCAATATAGGACGACTGAAGAAAGCCATATATTTGATTATTAAGTAATTATAATATTATTTTTTAATATATTTGAAAGATTTTTTCTTTCAGTATCTGGAATACGTAATAATTTAATGTTATTGTTTAATGCGTATTCTGTTTTTATTTTATCATTTTCTTTTAAATATTCAAAAATATACTTACCACCAAAATAATTAATAGGCATATAATGTTGCTGACCATCATATTCAATTAATAAATTTTGATTGGGTAAATAGAAATCATATCTTAATTTTCTTTGATTTTTACATTTAGGAAATGTTTTTTGTGTTTCAAAATCAATATTATTTTGATTTAACCAATTAGTAATAAATAATTCACCTTTTGATTCCATACATTTGGGACAACCACGACTGTTTAAGTGGGAATTTGGAGTTTGTTCAAAAATGCCATGTTCTGGGCATATTATTTTTATTTTATCTCTAATATTCAGATAATCAACTAAGGAATAATTATATTTAAAATGATGAATATTATTAGCTTTTATTATAAAATCATCAATTGAATTAACACGATTTTCATTATAACATAAAATGCATCCATCTCCATTTAAATGACCATTTGGTGTTTGTTCAAAAACTCCATGTTTAGGACATATTATTTTTATTTTAAAATTACACTTAATATAATTTACTAATGAATAATCATATTTGTTTCCATGTTTTAATTTTGCTAAATCAATAAATTTTTTTGTGCTATTTACACGTTTACCACCATTACATTTAGGACAACCATAACCATTTAAGTGATTTTCAGCCTTTTGTTCAAAAATTCCATGTTCTAAACAAATTATTTTTGTTTTACTACGATTATTAATATAATCACTGCACGAATAATCATATTTATTATCATGTATTAATTTTGCTCTTTCAATAAATTTATATGTTGTCAATCTTTCCATTTCATAACTTATAAGCCGTCCAATCAGTTAAAAAAATAAATCAGATTTACTGATTATATTTATAATAAATACAAAAGAAATAGATTAAAATTCACATAAAATAAAAAAACCATAAGAATAATCTTATGGTTTTTCATCTAATAAATTAATAAATTATATTTTGAATGGTGTCATTTTACGTGCCTTATTTCTAAGTTCACTTACTTGTCTGAAAGCATTTGGATTGAATCTCTCTCTTTTGATAATTGACACCAAATGATTAAATTCGTTTTCAGTAATTACCTGACCAATATAACCTTCAGTTTTAAGAATATAACTCTTAGGTGCTCTGCTGTTTGCAGAAGGATTACCTTCAGTGTCAATAGTAGCATCAAATGTGAGATCAAGAACTTCCTGAATTCTCTCATTAACATCATCAGTAATCGATTTCTTGGTTTTCTTCAATGCTTGTTCGAGCAAATCAACGATAGAATACTTACCTGCAACAGCATATTTATCTGTGCCCTTTTTAACATCTTCATATGCTTCAGTAAATACCTTACCTGCAGTTTTGTTCTGCAATTCACTTATGATTGCAAGTGAACCATAGCAATCCCTGATCATCAAATCCCATACCTGTTCAGCGTATGTAAATGAAGGGAATTTATCTATCGCAACAATTTCACCATCAATCAATACAATGATACCAATAAGATTCTTTGGACGTTCAAAGTGTGCAATAAACTGATCAAGTTTCTTGTCAAACTTTTCAAAGTAAATGTTCAGATAATTACCAGTACCAGATTTAGTATCCTGACCGAGTTTCTGGATTGCAGGATAAATATTCTGATAGCCAGATGTCTGACCAACCTTATCAAACAACATTTCACGCATGCTAACAGGAATCATTCTGAACTCCTGAGTACCCTGAAAATATCCAGTCTGTCCACCTTGAACACAACCTGCGTCATGAAATGTTGTATTTGCTTTAGGTTCAACATAACCAGCTTTTACCATACCATGATTTTGTGCCTGTTGTTTGGTCAATACAGCCATTTGAACTGGAAAAATAACTTCTTTGTTCTCTTTATTACTGAACGTAATCTGTCCGTAAGATTGATTACTTGATACTAATGAAGTCAATGGATTCGCAAAGCGATCATCCAATGAGTTTTCTTTCTCAGTTGTCAAGCATACAACTTGCATGTTCATTATTGACTGTACCACGATGTTACCATCTTTGTCTTTGACAGGACGGCAACCTTTTAACATTTCTGTAAGTTCTCTTGTAATCATAATATGATATTTTAAGCGTTAATAGTAATTTTTTTTGTTCTCTTAACAGGAGCAGCTTCAAGAGCATGAACCTGATTTTCTAACCAACGTTTTGTGTCAATTTCAAGCAATCTTGCATTGATTTGTGTCTGAATTGCAATAGGATTGTTAATCGCCATTGTAACTACTCCAACACCTAATGCTCTTACATTACCACCTGTTTCAGCACCAGTAATTGGTGAAATCTGAAAGATAGGTGTTATACTGCCTGATTCTGTTTTCCAGATTGAAATAACTTCGTTAGTCAATCCATCATAAGCATTTTCGTAACCATCAGTTAAGATGAAAATAGCATCGTAAGGTTTTGCTGGATTCTGATCTTTTAATAGTTCAATAAATGAACTTGCCAAATCACTTTCAAAACCACTTGTTCTTACAACTACAACTTCAGTTACTGAAGCTGCAAGTACTATAGCTGTAAAATCAGCAATTGCCCTTGGAGTATTCTTTGATTCTGCCTTATGACCAGTCATTGAAATACTGTCGTCAACTATAATACCAATATTTTGGTAGAAGAATCCCTGAATTCTCTTAGCAACAGCAAGTTTACCAATAGCCATTTTCAATTCATCAGTAAAAGTGGTTTCGTAACCAGTTTTGTAAAGAGCCATAAAATCAGTTGCTTTTTCCAAGTCAACATGTTTTTCAACACCCAACTTTGCAGTTGATTTGGTCTGACGAACCTGTTGGTTCACAGAGGTTACCTGAACTGTTGCTCTGATTATACCCTTTGTGGTTTCTCTCTGAAGATCAGTTGACCACATTGAATGATACTGTGGATGTTTTACAGATGAAATTAAGCCAAGCAAAACTTCTTCTGGAACATTCTTAATATTCCTGATGTCAACTTTTGCTGTTTCATATTCAGTTAAAAGTGGTAAATCGTAAAAATTAACACCATTATCTTTCTTAAATAAGAAAAGTAACAATTTAAATGCTTTTGATGCATCACCATTGTAATATTTTGTAATACATTCATTAACAATTTTTGCTTCTTTTTCAGTATAAACATTATTGAAAAGAACAGTGTTATTAATTGCAACTTGTTTCTGTGCAATAGAAAGCAATATGCTGGTCTTTTTCTGACCATATACATGTTTCAAAATTTTTGCAATTTTGTTACGGTACTTCATTGCATAGAATTCCATATTTGCTTGTCCCCAAAGAAAACCAAGTATAATTTTTCTTGATCTCTCATTGTTAATTTTCTGATTCTTCATATCAACAAAAAGACGTAATGCATATGGAAAACCATTATCATTAGCAAGGTTGTTTAATGCACTAAGCACTGCCTTGTCACTGATACCATTGTCATACCAGTCGATTGGATTCACAATATTACATGCTCCGCCCTTTAATGTTTGCTTAAATTCATTAAGCAACACTTCTGAAACGAATTGACCTGTAGCACCTTTCTGAGCAGCTATGATCAATGGAAGTTCCTTTGAAAGTTTATACAACTTGTCAATCTGACCATGTATAGCCTTCATTTGTTCGTCTCTTGAATGGTAGTAAGTTGCAGAACTACGACTTCCACTCGCTGTTTCAAGTCCTTGAATAATTGAAGATTTAATTAAATCTAAACTTGATTTTGTTAGTACTAAATTTTCCATAATTTTACAATTTTTAATTATATATCCAAATAAAATTTTTTGCCGTTTTTCTATTACCCTTACAAACATTAACAATATTACTATTAGGTATTTTTAGTGTTTTTGAGGCAGTTGATATTGATGCCCAATCTTTAATAAAATTCATATTTAAATCATATTGTGACACTGATTTTCCTTTTATTTTAATCATACCATTACTAATATTGTTTATATGTGTCATAGTATGTTTTCTTCCAACGCCAGTTGACATGCCAGTTTTTGTTATTATCATTTTTTTTACTGAATCAGGATTTCTTTTTTTATTTAAATTACCTAATCTAATTTTTTCTTTGGTTTCATCAGTAAGAACAGCACCTAATCTCCATTGTTTACCTTTTTGTCGTTGACTCATTTTTTCTTTACTTTCAATAGAATGTTTCAATCCATCACTTCCTTTACCACCCTCACAAATATTCGTTAATTTAAAATTCCAACATTTAAATTGTAAAATCCAATATTTTTCAAGCCAATGCCAATCAACCAAAGAACATTCATCAAGTAACTCAATATTTGGAGTTAAGCCTTCCTTTTTCAAAGAAATAATCCAATTACTTTTATATGTATTATCTCTTCTTGATATGTGTTTACGTAATCTTTCTTCCAAAGATTCAACCGTTTTACCCACATATCTAACTTCATTAGTTATTGGGTGTGATAATGTATATATTTTTACTTCATTTTCCATTTAATGTGCAAATATATAATAATAAATTAATATAAAAAATAAATTAGAATAAAAAAATAAAAATAATTTAGAATAAAAAATAAAAATGGGTGAGGTGATATATTTCTACATCAAGTCCCCACCCATTTTTTGTAAGAAAAACAAACACTTCTCAAATAAGAGAAGAAGTTTAGTTGTATTTTGGTAAGTTTGTCCCCCTTCTCATATGAGGGGGATTACATTTTTCAATCTACTGTATACACAACAAGTTCTTCTTTTTATTACTGCCGAAAAAAAGTCCTATCTTGCGATCTGGCTTAACTTAGACACAATAACTATTTCTTTATTTTTGAAAAAACTCAGCACTTCTGCTGATAAAAACCATTCTTAACCACGCACGTTGCAACATGCTTCAAATGTTAGGTATTAAACGGGTTGGGTTTAATTTTATTGAAAATAATTTATCTTCACCCATTTCCGTTTTAAAACTTAGGGAACAGTTTAAAAGTATTTTTGAATTGTTTTGAAACTTTCATAGAGTTTTGACTTAACCGCTTGTCTAATTCTGCCATTGGCAGGATGATGGATTCGAACCACCGAAATTGCTGTAAACACTTTAAGTTTTCCCTTTGCATTTTTAAAGAACGATACCCCGAAGTTTGTGTTGCCACAGGGACAACGGGGAATTACTTTTTATAAATTTGAAGAATTTCGTTGGTTTTTGTTTGGTAACTTTACATTTGGCTTAAATTTATTTTACTGTAAAAACCACCAGTTCTTCATTTTGTAGCGTTGGACAGGACTCGAACCTGTGATTCCGAGCTTATGAGGCTCGTGAGATGCCGCTTCTCTACCCCGCTATGTGTTTTCTAAAATTTTCAAATTCCTTCATAACAAAGGTTTTATCAAATCTTCCTAAATCTTTTATTACATATGGTTCGTATCCACAATTAATAATCTCTTTAATTTTTAAAATATCTCTATTCTTTGTTTGTATTAAAGAATGATTTTTTGATATTTTTTTATAGTGCCAAATACCATTCCATAATATTGCAATTTTATAATCTTCAATAATAACATCAGCATCCCATCCATTAAAAATTTGTTTATTGCAAAGAACAGATTTAAATTTATCACAACATAGTTTAGCAAAATATATTTCATTTTTACCTCTTTTATTTTGTGATTTCACAGAGCACAAGCCACCAATTCTTTCATATCCTTTTAGTGGCATTCGAGATTTAGTAGAACATGAATGTCCACAAAATCTTTGATCTATTTTTTTCTGCTCAAAACTATTTCCACAATATTCACAATTAACAAATTTAACTCTTTTATTTTTCAAAGAAAGTTTATCTTTGGTTTTCTGTGAATGCTTTCTTTTATTTGCACAACTTCGTGAGCAATAATATTTTTTCTTTTGTGGATATAATTTTTCACGTTCATTTACAATAAAAATTTTATCACATGAATTACATTTAACCAAATAATCAACAAATTTTCCATATTTTTTATCATTTCTTCCAGTGTTTTGAAATTCATTTTGACAAGAAACATTACAAAATTTATTGTTTACAAATTTTCCACAATTTAAACAATTATTCATAATACACATTTATTATAAATACTGCGGACTTTTAAATCGAACTATAGTTTTCAAAGAACATTAATTTCAAAAAAAGCCAGTTCTATGCGCCTTGTTCTTATGAGTAAGGGAACTGGCATGTTATAAGGAAAATGGATAATTTGTTTGTTATGTTGTTTTACATGATGGGGTTTCGACACCCCGACCTTCTGCTTTGAATGCGGACGCTCTATCACTGAGCTAATTGTTTACTGTAATAACAAGCCGTTTCCATTTCTTTGTGGGGAAGGGTGATATCGAGTCACCAATCAACTGTTTGAACGACAATTTGCTGTACTTTTTCTGTAAACACAATCAGTTCTCCAGTAAGGAGTATTACGATAGTATTTTTGAATTTTATTCGCATACTTCCCCGTTTTTAATTTCAATTATTTAAAGAACACTTATCCTAAGACGATGCAAACGTAATAAAGATATTTTTAATATACAAGTATTTTCCAAAATATTTTTAAAAAATTTTTTCACTGTCGTTCGGATTAATAAATACGTAATAAAAATAAAAAAGTTATAAATTTTATAAAATAATTATTTTTTATTGAAAATATCTTGCTTCTTCATGATCAAATTTAATTTTTCATGCAATCCCATTTGCTCAACTGGTAAGGCATCTGGATTTTTTAGTCCTTTTTCAAATTCTTCAAGTTGTTCTTTATTTAAAATTGCTTTCGAAGAAATTATTTCTTTTTTTTCTGAGTTTATTATCACTTTTGGTGTTGAAAGTTTTACTTCTTCCAGTATAATATTTTTTTCAAGATTCATTCCTTTTGATGGTAAATCTTCTAATTTTACCTCAACTTCAATTACTTTTCTGATTATAGTATCGCCACTTAATTCCAATAAATCATCTTTTTTCTTAGGTTCAATATAACATATTTTACCTATTGGTGATGGTAAACCTATATTTACACCCTCATTTACAGTCTTTATTTCTACAGTTTCATCTATTTCAATAAGTCCATCACTCTTCTTTGTTTCAGTAATTGCCTCTTTTGCAATATTATATATTTGTTTTATTTCAGTTTCAGATAAATCAGTTCTGGTTGTTTCAATATGCATATTTACAATTTCTGCATCATCAGTCTTTGGAGTAAATTGATCAATATCTATTGGTGCTTCCTTGTCAGGTATATGGTCATTAACACTTGGGTCATTTACCATTTCAGTTAAACTCATTTCACGACTAATTGCAAGATGCAGTCCATATTCAGATGATTTTTTCTGTATTTCAACAATACTTTCATCAAGTTTATTAATATCTTCACTGTCATGATGTTTTAGTCCTTTTGTTTGTAAAGGATATTTAGGGTCTTCAATTTTGATTTCTAATGTATCATTATTAAACACACAGTCATTAAATGCCTGACCATCTTTTGCAAATCTTGCTTTAATAATTCTAATATTGGCTAAACTTGCTTCCTGTTGATCTTTCGTTTTGGCAACACTCATAAAAAAATGTGCTTTCTGTACTCTTTTAATACTACCACCAGTTTGATATGCTTCAACATATTCAGCATTAAAACCACTTCTATTTGTTTGAATTGCAGTCCATGCTGGTATATTAAAGTCTGCAGCCAATGCTTCAAAAGATTTTATGATTACAAGTTCGGCTTCATTTCTGTCAGGAGATTTTTTATGAGATTCAAGACAGTCCAAATAGTCAAGCACAAGTATGTCAAATTTAATGCCATATTTTTTCTCATAACCTATCATCCATTTGCGAATATCCATCATTGTGGTATTCTCCTGACTAAACTTCTTAATAACAAGATTACCTTTACCCCTCATATTAATTGCTTTCTCGTGTGCAATTCTATTAACTATGACGTTTTGTTCAGGAATATCAATTTTGCTTAACGGAACTTTTGACCATATAGTAAAATGCTTACGTTGAATCTGTTCGATAGTATCCTCAAATACTATCTGAGCAACATTTTTTTCTTCTTCATATGCACTGTTTGCAATTACGGTAAGCATTGTTGTCTTTCCAACACCAGAAGGAGTTAGAATAACCCCAATTTCGCCTTTACCAAGTCCACCACCTGTTAATGTGTCAATAGCAAAAATGCTTGTGGGTATTGTTTGTCTGAATTCTTTCCTCAATGCATGATCGATATTATCAAACACATCAGTCCCATAGTCTTCTTCATCTCCAATATGTGCAACTTTTTGAAATTTATCTTCAATATCAGTAATAACATATTTACTTTTTATTTCACCATTCTTTGTTTTACCAAGTATATATTCTCCAATTTTTCTATATTCCTGTTGTTTTATAAATGATGTGGTTTGCTTTTGTACAACATCACCATCATATAATAATTGTTTGTTAATAATTCTTTCATTCCATAATTCAATACGTTTTATTACAGCAAATAATGATTCTTCCTCAATAATATTATTTGGACTTTTATATTTGTTAATTGCTTGTAATATACTTTGATTCTGAAGATTTGGGACTTTATTAAATTCTTTATAGAATTCCAATATTATTATAAAAAGTCTTTTTAAATTTGGGTCATCAAAATATTCAACAGCTAAATTAGGAATCGTTTTTTCTGCAAATTCTGGTTCAACCAATAATTGCCACATTAAACGTTGTTGAAATTCAGGACCTAAGTACGAAGTTAGGGTATTTTCAGTATTTTCGCTCATTTAAAATATTTGTTAAAGGAAAGCAGTTGTCGGAGAAAAAAGAAAAAATAATAATAAGAAAGAAAATAAAAGGAAAGAATTTCCAACAACTGCTCATATTTTTGTCCAACTTAATTTCGTCTAAGTCGTCTTAACATTTCTTCTCTTTTAGAAGGAGAAAGTTCTCTGATCTGTGTGATTGATAATCCCTTGATATTAATTAAATCGTAATCATCCCACATATTTTTAACATCAGTATGTAAAATTTTATTTTTAATTATGTTTGCAGTATCACATACTTCATCAATTAATTCAACTGACCATCTTGCTATCGGATTAAACCCATCAACATAAAACATTCTCTCAACAATCGGTTTATTATTGATATAAAAACCAATTTTACATTCAACTCCACGAATTGTTTTTTCTTCAATCTGTTGAACTATTGGCTGGGGATTATAATACATCCCTTCTCTTTTCTCTTTCGGATATGCACTAACCATTTTCTGACGATACCCATAATAATCATACTCACGATTCAATCCCAATTCAGGAGCATCACTGTCGTTTTTGAGTTTAAATGTTATGTAACTTCTACGGGAAAGTGTCTTCTGGAGTTTAGTAATTACCCTTGGCAACACATCCCTGATATCAATAGAATATCTCGTAAAAGGATTAAACTGATCAGCATCAAATATTTTTTCACATAACAGTACATCCTGTTG